CTGCGGCACTACGCCGGTGAGTTATTGCCGCCCGAAGGCTTACGCTCTGCTGGCGACGGCGGACAAGGCGACGCACTTCACGATTGATTCCAGTTCGTTCTTCGCCTTGGGCGACATCACACCCGCGGCGGGGAGCAAGTATCAGGACATCAACGCCAGCTATGACGACGTGTACCGCGTCCAGGCTGTGGCCCGGAGGAACACCGGCAAGCCGGACACCGAGTATCTGGAGGTGACCGGCAAATGATCCTGCGGACGACGGTGCGGGCGACGGTCAATCCGGAGTATCTGCGCCGGAACTGCACCAAGGCGGAACACGCCGTCGCCGTGCAGGCGGAGCGGGACTGCCGACCGTACATTCCCGGCGGGAGCGGGCGGCTGCGTAATTCCGGGCGCGTGTACGGGCGAACAATCGTGTGGGACAAACCGTATGCCCGACTGCAATACTTCGGCAAGGTGTACGTGGATCCGCAGCGAAAGATTGCGGGCTTCCCGACGCCTGACGGCTGGCGCAGCTTCCGGGGCCGGAAAAAGGAACGCTCCGGGCGGAATTTCCACCATGTATCCGGCGGGCCGCAGTGGTTCAAGCGGGCAAAGGCCGTGAATCTCAAATCGTGGCTTCGCCTGGCGCAGGGGGTGATCGAGCGTGGCTGAACTTATCAATGCGGCCAGCGCGGCAAGCGCTCAGCGTGCCGTGAAGACGTGGCTGAATACCTGTACATCACTGCCGACCGGCATGGCCGTGACCTTTGAGGACCTGCCGGAAAACGACGTTGGGATCTGCTTCTCTACGGAGCAGGCGGCCGTTTATGCGGCCCGCTACATCGGCGGCGGGTACCGCGCTGAATACCGATTCCGGGTAATCTACCGCGTGCTGCCGTCTGACGACGGCGATCAGCTGAACGCGGTGGAAGCCCTTACGTCAATATGCGGATGGTGCGAGACGGCAGCGCCGCCGACGATCTCCGGGGCCGTCAACGTGAAAATCACAAGAACCAGCGACGTGGCCGTCCTATCCGTCTATGAAGACGGCTGCACGGACTACGGCGCGTCGCTCATGCTTTCATGGGAGGTTTTCTAAATGCCTGATGTAACTTTCAATACCACGAGCGGCCAGACCATCAAGCGTGAGCTGCTGGTGGCGTATCTCAACACCAGCACCACCAGCACCGCCGTGTGGTCCCCGCTGGGCAAGCGCGTGACTGACTCCGAGCAGTCCTACGACTGGGGAGAGGATTCCAGCCAGGACATCCTGGGCAACACCTGGACGACCATGAAGAAGCCCACGATTACGCAGGACTTCGACCCCTACGACCTGGACGGCGGGGACGTCGCTGCTCTGAAGATCTGGAACATGGCCGTGAAGGATCAGGATTACACCAAGCTGGCCGCGCAGGACATGCTCATTGTGCATCTGTACGCCGGGACGGCGGACACCGCCATGTTTGCCGAGCGCTACGAGGCGTGCAGCATCCGGCCCAGCTCCCTGGGCGGCGAAGGCGGCGGCAACCTGGGCATGCCGATCTCCGTGACCTACGGCGGCAAGCGCACCACCGGCACGGCGTCCGTGAGCAGCGCAGGCGTCGTGACGTTCTCCGCGGGCTGATCTGAACGGAAGAGAGGAGGCGACGAAGGTTGAAACTCAGCATTGATACCGGCGTTAAGAAAATCGAAATCATCCGCAATGGTGAGCATGTGGGGGACGTGGAATTCTCCCTGTCCGATCCTGCGCTGCTGTCCCGGCTGCGGGACGTGGCGAAAAAGGCGGAAGCCATCCAGGCGGAGAGCAAGCTGTCCGAGCTGGACGATATCGACGCGCAGCTGGACGAGGCGAAGCGCATCGACAAGGAAATGCGGGATCTGCTGGACTGGGCGTTCGGCGCCTCCGTTTCCGACATTGTATTCGGTAACAGCTTTTGCTTCACCACGAGCGGCGGCGTGACCGCTATAGAGCAGTTCCTTACCGGAGTTATGCCTTTTATCGAGGAGGCGTTCCGGTCCGAGGTTGACGCCGCGAAGGAGCGGCAGGACAAGTATCTGTCCAAGTACAGAAAATGATTGACTACGATCTCCCGCTCACCGTTTCCGTCGGTGGGCGGGATTATCCCGTTAGAACGGACTTCCGGGAGATCCTTGACATTATCACCGCGCTGAACGATCCGGAGCTATTGGATCAGGACCGCGCTGCGGTGGCGCTGGGGATCTTCTATGAGGATGAAGTCCCCGAAGATGTGAATGAGGCCATCCGCCGGTGCTTCTGGTTTATTTCCGGCGGGGACGCGAAAAACGACGATAAGCCTGCGCCCAGGCTGGTTGACTGGGAGAAGGACTTTCGCTGGATTGCATCGCCCATCAATCACATGCTGGGGAAGGACATTCGTACCGTGCGTATGCACTGGTGGACCTTCCTGAGCTATTATTACGAGATCGGGGACTGCACCTTCGCCCAGATCGTGCGGATCCGAAACGCGCAGGCGAAGGGGAAGAAACTGGATAAATCTGACCGGGAGTGGCTGCGACAGAACGCCGACCTGGTTTATATCGAGACGAAATACACCCAGGAGGAAGAAGAACTCCTGACTACCTGGACGAAAGGAGGCGGGAAGGATGCCGAGTAGAGGAGCTGGCGGGGTATCGGTTTCGATCCGGCTGGATGATAAAGACGCGCAGCAGGATCTCTCTCGCTTTGTGTCTGATACCAGGAACGGATTGCAGTCGGTGACGCGGGCATTCCAGACCCTGGGCCGTGCTGCCACACAGTTTGTGTCTGGTCTGCTGTCCGGTGCGGCGCGTGCTGGCCTTCTGGCCTTTAGAAATTATTTCTTTGATATTCTGCGCAGCATCCCGGAGGTCCAGCAGTCTATTGCAGATATCAAGGGGAACCTTATGACGGCGGCTCAGCCGATCGTCGAACACCTTATTCCGGCTTTTCAGACGCTGCTGAACATCCTGGTGCAGGTTTCCGCTGTCCTAGCCGACATTGTGGCAAAGATCTTCGGGACTACCGCCGCGCAGAGCCGCGATAATGCCAAGGCCCTGAATGATCAGACAAAGGCGTACAAGGCTGCCGGAGGTGCGGCGAAGAAGGCCGGGAAGCAGATGGCCGGTTTCGACAAGCTGAATGTAGTCGGAAGCCAGGGCGGGGGCGGAGGTTCTGCGGGATCCGCAATCGGCGCCGGTTTTAATGCCGGGTGGGCTTCCGACCTGGAGAGCAAAATCGGGGCGCTGGAGTTGCTGCTAGGCGAGGCGTTCCTTGTCCTGGGCGCTATCCTGACGTTCTCCGGTGTGAATATTCCGCTGGGCATTGCCCTGATTGCTCTGGGAGCCGCTGCAATCGTGGCGGCTGCGGGAGTGGACTGGGATACGTTGAAAACGCAGATGGAGGGGCCTATCGGCAGGATCTTCACGCTGGTCGCCGGCGCATCCCTGGTGCTGGGCGCGATCCTGGCGTTCTCCGGTATCAACATCCCTCTTGGCATTGCCCTGATGCTGATCGGCGCGGCTGGCCTGGCGACGGCGGCGGCTTTGAACTGGGACAAGATCAAGGAAGAACTGACCGGCCCCATGGCGCTGATCTACGGGATCCTGTCCGCCGCTCTGCTTGTGATTGGCGGAATCCTCGTCTTTTCCGGTATTAGCCTGCCCCTGGGTATTGCGCTTATGGCTGCCGGTGCCGCCGGTCTGGCCGCCGTGGTAGCGTTGAATTGGGACAAAATCAAGCAGGAACTGACGGGGCCAATGGCCGGGATCTATGCCATTATTTCCGCTGCGACGCTAGTGATCGGTGCGATCCTGGTATTCTCAGGGATCTCGCTGCCGCTGGGTATCGCTCTGATGGCCGCCGGAGCTGCGGGATTGGCCGCTGTTATCGCTCTGAACTGGGATAAGGTCAAAGGTATCCTCCAAGGTAAGTTCGCCGGGATCATGGCCCTTATTTCCGCAGGGCTTCTGGTCCTGGGCATCATTCTGACGGTTGCGGGCGTGCTGCCTCTGGGCATCGCGCTGATCGTCGCCGGAGCTGCCGGGCTTGTAACGGTCACAGCGCTGAACTGGGACGCCATCAAAGAGAAAATCGTCGGCGTCTGGAACAGTATCAAAACCTGGTGGCAGGCGCATGTGGCGCCGATCTTCACCCAGGAATGGTGGGCTGAGAAATTCGCCAGTATCAGCGAAGGGCTGAAGACTAAGATCAAAGATGGGATCAACGCTGCTATCGACCTGTTTAACCGTTTTATCGGCTGGGTAAACCAGAAGATGAACATTTCTTGGGGGAGCTTCAGCCTGTTCGGGCAGGAGATTATTCCCGCGGGGAATTTCCAACTGCTGACACTGCCGACCATTCCGCGGCTGGCTCAGGGTGCGGTCATTCCGCCGAATCGGGAGTTCATGGCCGTTCTGGGCGACCAGACGTCCGGTACGAATATCGAAACGCCGCTACAGACCATGATCGACGCATTCCGCCAGGCGCTGACGGAGGGCGGCTACGGTGACGCCGTGGTGAACCTTTACCTGGACGGCGAGAAGGTGGCCAGCAATACGGTCAAACACATCAACCGCAGCGCACGCGCCGGGGGGAGGCTGGGCATTGTATGAGTACGGTGTTTAAGGTCCAGGTCGACGCGGAAACCTGGCACGATTACTCCGACATGGTAAAGATGTCCGGCTTCGGCTGGAAGCGAAACGACCTGGACGCCGAAGGATCCGGGCGCACGCTTGACGGCGTTATGCACCGGGCGAAGATCGGCACGAAGCGGACGCTGGAGTTCCAGCTCATGCCTGACCGGGCCAGCCGTTATGCCGACCTGGACACCGACCTCAGTCCGCAGACGGTCACGGTGCAGTATGCCGATCTGCACGGAACCCTGACAAAGACCTTTTATTGCTCCAGCTTTAGCGCCACGCTGGACCTGGATATTTCCGATTCCACCGACTGGTCCGGCGGATCCTTTACTCTGATCGAGGTGTGAGCCATGCAGACGACTACGGCGCTTTATCAATCTATATTTGCGGATCCGGCGCACGTCGTCGAGTGGAAGATCACCGTCAACGGCACGGCCTACACCGGGGACAAGATTGTGGCCAGCGCCGGTGGCGGAGACAGTCGCCCGAAGCTGGGCCGCGCCCTGCTGTCCGGCTCCGAGCCGACAGTGGGCGAGTGCATAGCATCCACCTTCTCCTGCGCGATCTTCGAGGCGTCGAGCAACGTGCCGCGCATGGCATCGGTGGTGCCTGCATACCGGCTTGTCCTGGGCGCCAGCGAGAGCGAATGGATCACGCTGGGCACCTACTACATCGACACCAGGCAGACGGACCGGGTGACCGGCGCTCTGATCCTGACCTGCTATGACCGGATGCTCGTGGCCGACGGAGCCGGAGGGAAATCCTACGCCGACGTGACCGGCTTCGCCACCTGGCCGCAACCGATGGCGTCCGTGGTGAGCGAGATCTGCACCATCATCGGTGTGACGCTGGACGCCAGGACGACCATCAACTCCGGCGCTGCTTATGTGGTGGACTATCCGAGCGACTATACCATGCGCGAGGTGCTGGGCTATATCGCAGCGGCCCACGCGGGGAATTGGTGCATCACTCCCGCCAACGCCCTGCGCCTGGTGCCGCTGCCCGGCTCCGGCGACACGCTGAATGTGGGCGCAGCCGCATCCGGCCTGCGGACCGCTCCGGCGCTGGCCGCCTGGACGGGCGTTGTGGTCTATTATGGAGATGAGGCCGCGTTTGAATCCGGTGACACATCCGGCGCGACGGGCCGGGTGCTGACCTGCGACTGTCCTTGGGCGACGCAGGCCACGGCGGACGGCATTCTGGCCGTGCTGACTGGCTCCGCTTATCAGCCGTACATAGCGGACGGTGCGATCATCGACCTGGCCCTGGAGCTGGGCGACGTGGTGACCGTGGGCCTGCCCGGCGAAACTGTGAGCGGCCCGGTCATGGATATCAATATCACCGCAGGGGGCCTGGAACAGGCGGATATCTCCGCGCCGGGTGAAGATGAGATCGATCACGAATATCCCTACTCCGATTACGTTGACCGCACCCTGAAGCGTAAGGTCACGCTGGGTCAGAGCTACTACGGCACATCCATATCCCGTGACAAGGGCATCGAGATCAAGCGGTCTGACGGACTGTCCGAAGCCCTGTTCAACTCCGACTTGTTCACCATGAGAGCGTTGGTCAACGGTGTAATGAAAGATCGCATCTACTTTGACCCGGAGCGAGGGAACTATGTCTTTGACGGCGTACTTGGTGCAGATGCGATCTATGCCAACACCGGGGACATTGCCGAACTGACGGTTGACAGGCTGAGTACAAGTAGACGCATCCGCAAATACATCCTTGGGGACACATCGGATGACAACTATATCAGCATACAGGACAACTACATCCGATTTATCACGGGTGCGCCTGTTGCCAATGCCATCCTGCTCACTCAGGTCGGGGATTACATCATCACCGAAGACGAACTGTATCTGACCCTTGAAACCACCGACTATGTAACTACTCAGGCCACGAACCGCAACGGGGAGCCTCTCTACTGGCAAGCGGAGCCTGTGTCCCATACGGCAGACGGATACCCGCTGGATGAGAACGGCAAGCAGATATATGCATCCACGGACGAAACTGAATGGCCTGTCACGATCTATCTGTACAAGGAACTTATCAAGGCCCAGTATGCCTTTGGCATGGTGGACGGTGTGTATCAGCCGCAAGTGGTGCTTGGTGCTGGCGATCAGAACGGCAACAGCAAGGGGTATCTGTACAAGGGTCAGACGAATCTGCTTATGCGGTATGTGACGAGTGCCGGGAAGGATGTGGATATCACCTTCAGCGATGACGGATTTGTGGACGCTGCCCATCGCCGCCTGTCCTCCTGCGATATCGACCCTGACCTTGGTACTGTGACCTATTTCGTGGAGGGTGACGAGCTAGGACATCAACTGACCTTCACCGTGGATGGAGACACCGTGACCTATACATGGCCTGATGGACATACTTGCGAGATCACGATCCCTGAGGATGTGGAGGTAAACGCATGAAGAACTCCACACTCGCACAGGCCACGCTGCTGGCCCTGACCCGGCAGAATCTGACGCAAAAGGCTGGGCCAAAAAACACCTATACTGTCAAGGCCGTGTGCGTTCAGCGCAATATCCGGGAGGGCGAAACAGTCATAGTTGAAAAGAACAATGACGGAGAGATCAATCGCCTGTCGGATATGCTTTCGTTCAACAGCCCGTTTTTCGTGGACAGCAAAAACCGTCTGTATGACCGGGTATCCAGCGGTGACATCCTCAGAGTGAGGGATGGTCTGAGCGGGGATGTGCTTAGTCAGGGGGAAACGGCATACAACCTCAAAGTGTTCCCCGGTGTAATGGGGTATTGCACTACTCGGGCGCAGGACAACGATAATCACGAAGTCTGGGTGTTCGTCTATGAAGATGGCACTAAGTCTAATCCCATTACGATGCCATACACAGGGACTGGCTCATCATCTAGCACAATAGGATACGGCTGCGTGTTTGGGTATCGTAACGGAATCCTTGCTATCGCCCAGCGAGGAACCGGGGCAACACAGTATGTCTGGACATATACCAAACAAGGGGAACTCCTGTACAGATTGGCAAAAGTTGGGGCCGGGCTTTATCCTTATCCGGCGCATTTGTTTCCCATCAGCGAAACGGCAGTAGGCGTATGGTATAGCTACTCCATCGGTCTTTATACGCAAATGAGAGCGGACGGATATCAGGTCACATACACCGACCATGTTGATTCATATGGTTTCCTGTATCAGAAGCTGTATACCCCGGTAGCAAGCGGCGTGGACAACGGATGTGTGTTTTTGGGATGTGACCAGAACTATTTTTACGCATCAAGCCGAATGCACAATGAGGACAATACCGCCTATCTCGACGAATGGCCCCTGTGCCGTTTCTCTATTGACGATTATGACGGGGCCGAAGAAATCACGCGGCTCTATGCATCTCCACAGTATTCCAGCGTAAACAACCGCGAGCATCTTACCGTCAGATACAGTTCCCACGCCTATGTGCTGGATCGCGCCACGATGGGGCAAGCGTTCAGCGGGGAGCTGGATCTCTCGAGCAATACCACCATCAACATGATGGAGAATGACGGATACATCTGGGACTCTCCCTCTGGCATCTATCAGAAAACGTCGCTCGGGACGGTTATGTATCCGTCCAGTATCTACCCCAAAGCTTCTCCTTACGGACAATGCGGATATGCTCTGTATAGTGTGACCGTTGGCTCCGTTGGTGAGGCTGTTATCCTGTTTAGCTAGGAGGTATATCATGCCTGATACTG